GTGAAGGAACACCGAAACAAAGGGCAATATCTTTAGCCGCTGTGTTCCTTTGCTGTAGAAAATCCATATCTTTTGGAGACATGCCCATCTCTTTCCAATCGAAATCACCCTCAAGCAACATTGGCCGCCCTGCATTCTTTTGGCCTGTGAAGCGTTGCCCTAAATCATCGCTGACTTGTTTACGCTGTGAATCTGTTAGCTCTATACGAGCGCCCATTTCGTCTTTTGGTTTGAACACAATAGCACCTGATGGCCTTGCACCATTAGTTAATAATCCAACATTATGTGTTGCGATCATGTTGTGAACGTCTAAATCTACAGCCGCCGCCATTAATGGTGATAAACCAAGATAATCATCTAATGGATGCCACATCTTAAAATGCTTTACTTCACTCTGACCTGTCATTGGGTCAGCTTCATAATTAGCAACTGTTTTATTGTTTAACTTATATTTATATGATTTTGGTACAGTGGTTTCACTTGGAACAATCTCAATACGATCAGGACGCAATAAATATAATTCGTTAGGCATTTGATTTATTGCGCTGGCCAGAGCATATGAATTACCAGACAATAACAAGTAAGAATATAAGCTTTGGAAGTATTCCACACCAGCTTGAGTTGGGTTTGGTCTTTTGAGAAGGGAAACTAATGGGTGCTGTTCTAACTGCATATCGCCTTGATATACTTTAAAACCAATTGAAGCCGCACCATTTGCAATCTCATTAACGCACCTGAACACTATAGCATTTTGCTGATAACCTTCTCTTGCATATGCATTGAAATTATCTTTTCTTGTATATGTAAATCCACCAGTTCCTGATAAATATACCTTTGGGGCTTCCTTAGTTTGCAGTGTTTGCCCAAAAACTGCATTTCTTATGTTATTAAATACGCCCATTATGTAATTCTCCAAACTGCATTTCCTGTAGACTGCGATAATTCTGTAATTGCCCAGACCAACGCATCCAATCTATCTGGGCTTACATTACCACTTCCGTTGTAAAAAATCATCTGTTCTTCTAGCTCTGGAAACTTTCCCGCATGAAAAACTTGATTTCTTTCATAAAGTGCCGCAACTGGTTCTGCCCTCAACATCTTGCCCCGCGTAGCACGCACCGCACGATACGATACACTCCTATCACTATCTTTTATCAACTTTTCGACCAAATCACCACCATTATTAACTTCAGCTATAACTCGATCAGCTTGATATTCGTGATATTTTGATATTGCGCGCCTTATCCACTGTTCAGGAGAGCCACGCAATGTTGCATCTTCTAGTATATAATAAGCTTGCCTATGTGCATCTCTACCAGCCACAATGATGCCTGTTTCGTCTGAATTTTTGCCACCAGTGACAGCAGGGTCAATTGCTACAACAATTCTTGATAAATCTGGCAAATCATCTTTGTTTATTCTAGTTGCCTGTATCAATTCACCTGACCATAACGCACCTTCAACTTCAGTTAAGTAGTCACCAAGCCAAACATGATTATATTTTTTTATGTTTTGACCCCTAATTCTTTCAGCCATTTCTTTAACTGCTGGAGGACAATGTGGATTTTCTTTGTAATTTACATGAACAAGAACAGAATTTTCATTGTCTTTAAATATTTCTTCAACAGGGTCTTCAGGCTTGTATGGATTCCATGTGAACCACATTTCACTACCAAGCTTTCTTAATGTTGGGTCAAGCAACTCAAGAGAACGCCTTGATAGAGACTGAGCCTCTTCACACCACGCAATATCAAAACCTTCAAGAGATTTTACACTATCTGCCGTGTGATCTTGCATACCTTGGAATATAACAACACCTGTTCCAAATTTACAATTTATCCTGTTTGCCTGTACTTCAAAGTATTGATCAACACCAAGCTCTGAAATCTTATCGACCAATAATTGCCTTGCAGAGAATTCTAATGATTTCTGTACTTCCCGAATGCAAATTACCTTTGTGTCTGCATCTGCCAGTAACCTAAATACAACCTTTTCAGCAAATAAGTGAGATTTACCTGATGCCCTTCCACCTTTTGCACCCCTGTATCTGGGATGCCCTCTTGTGCCTTTAAACAAGGAACGTGACCAATGTGGCCACTGAAAGCTTAAACTTTGCTCTTTATTCTGTTGCTGGTGGGTCAAGGAACGTACATTCTATTTTACCAAACAAAGAACCACCATTTTCACCAGTGATTTCTGTTTTGTCTTTCTGCCCTAAATACTGCTTACCAAGCCATACTTGCATAGTGGCATTACCACTTTCAGCTAATGACCATTGAGCGCGTCTTAGGCTTGTTTTACCTACATCAAATTCTTTTTTATGGAAGTCCCGAAAATTAGCATATCCATGTTCTTTTAATCTTGTGTCTAAAGTTGTTGAACCCATATCGAGTACAGAACAACATTCATCAACAGTACAGAACATATTAATAAGCTCTTTCAACTGCATTAATTGAAAGTCATCAAGGTTTTTGCGAGGTCCTTTAGGCCCCGTTTTACCCTTATCTTCTGTTACCTGTATGTCTTCTGACATTGTTTTAATCCTTTTGTTCACGCCCTCATTATACACTTAATTGTTGGGTTTTCCAGATATATCAATATTAGCTACTTTTTCACGCAAATTTGATGATGAGAAATTATGTTTCCTAGCATTAAAATAGGTTTCTATACCCATACGGCTACCTGTAAAGTTTTTATACCTGTATTCCTCACCGATGATACGAATGTTAACCCTATAGAGCTGTATAATATCAATCAAATCACTTTCTGTTTGATAAGGTATGACTTGATCAACATATTTAACTCCATCAATTTGTGCATATCTTTCAACAATGCTTTGAATAGGTTTATTTTTAGCTTCATTTTCAACTGATGGGTCTATGTGTAATGCGGCGATTAAATGATCACATACTGTCTTGGCCTCTTGCAACATCAGCACATGTCCAGAGTGAAGTAAGTCAAATGCTGATGCTGTAATACCAATTTTCATGCTATTCTTGTTTGTGGTGGAAAATACTTCTCAAAATCAACTTCAAGAACTGCGCCCTGTTCTATCAAATGTTGTCTGCCACGGCTTGTAGGGTCAAGATAGCTGTCTGGAATTGCTTCACCTTCTTTTATTCGCCTTATCATAATTCTATCAGTGTAAGATAATGGGCTTTTGCTATAATCTTGAGCTGGCAATTCTTTTGTTTGCTCATCCATTATGCGTTCCCTATGTTCTTTTATTCCTTTAATGAATGCATTTATTGTTGGCCAACGCCTTGAAGTATAGTTTTTACGAACATGCTGGGCTGTTCTTTCCAATAGAAGCTTACACATGCCATCATTTACACTTGGTATTTCAGAATTTATATCTTCCACCATTAAAATCATTTCTTCACGACTTGCGCTTTCATTAAAATGGGCTGGTGCTTCATAGCGTTTTAAGGTTTCAAAGAGCCAATGTGAAATCATTCTTTTTCTTTGTTCATAATTCATCATTGTTTTGACACTCCTAAAACTCCGCCTTTAAACAGGCTATCCAAATAATCTGCTGATGATTTTGGTGCTATTTCTTCCAATTCATCATCCCATCTGCCTTGAGTAAGCCATGTTGCAGGGTGAGGTATATATTTCTTTTCTTTTTTTTCTACACTATCTGCAAAAGGTCTAACAGCTTCAAGTATCTTATCAACACCAACTGACTGTGATGCTTTATCAAAAGCCTTTTGAGCATTTGCCTTACCAACTTTTCTTGGATAGTCATTCCAAAACTTTTTAAAACCAATCTCACATGATCTTAATACTGGTTTACTTCCTTGGTTATTACTTACAAGGTTATTGGTATGCAGATTTTGCACACCTACCCCTGCAATATTTTCACCCCCACCCTGCAAATTTTGCACCCCCCCAGATGCCATGTCTTCAGATAGATATAGTATGTAGTTGTTACTGGTTTGCTGACCATCTTTTCTAAATGCGGTTTTAATCTCAACTAATTGCATTGCCTGTAGCACATCAATTTGTGAACGCACTGAACGTTCAGACATTTCAGACAACTTTGCTAATCTTTTTATACTTGGAAAGCATCGACCAGTTTCCCCATTATAGTGATCTGCTAACCAATATAAAACAATTTTAGTTGTTGCTCTTAACCCCTTTTGTTGCATTGCAATCGCTGTCATAAAGTGTGACATGTTTATGTTCCTTTCCCTTCACATATACTATATCTAGTATAATGCACTTGTTTTAGTGTCCATTATGTGTCAGAAGGTATGCAGTGTTTACATTACTTCCCAGTGTTTGGACACTTTCATTTGATATTAAGAGCCAGTTTTAACCGCTGGCTCTTTTTAGTTTCTGACAGATAATTAATAAAAACACAACAGAAATATTGACTACTTACGCGAGTGGCGTTAGTGTGACTACATCAAATGGAGAAAAAAACATGATAAAACCACCTATAGCATTCGTGCGAACGCACGTATTCAACAAGATTGCAGACTATACATTAAATTTAATTGTGAAATCTGAAACCGACCCAAAATTTACTGACCAAATGTATCAAACACAACAATTCCCTGCTGGCGCTGTTAGGCTGGTCGGAGAATACTTTGATGATGCTCTTGTTGAATGGGAAAGAATACAAAAGGAGAATTCTGATGAGCGATAAATTTATCAAAGCAATGGATGCAGTATCCTCATTAAATGAAACACATGGCGTTAAACAGAAAGGCGGTAAGCAATACACTGAAGTTGCAAAACGTGTTGAAGCTTTTCGTCGTGAATTTGGTGGTGAGCTGGGCATTGAAACTAACATCATACTAAATGATGGTAATGCTGTGATCATCAAAGCTGAAATAAGAACAGCCGATGGATTTATAGTTGGCTCTGGGCTTGCTGAAGAAATTAGAGGCTCATCATACATCACTAAAACATCAGCAGTTGAGGTATGTGAAACATCAGCAATTGGACGCGCTCTGGCTTCACTTGGCCTACATGGTGGGCAATATGCATCAGCTAATGAAATAGTGGGTGTAGACAGAAAGAAAGCGGCCATTGATAGCAATGAAAAGCCCTTCACTGTAGCTAATGTAGACCAAAAATGTGAAGCTTGGGTACAATTCTATGAAGACTGTAGCTCACAAAAGTTTGCAGACAATGAAGATAAATTCATGCGCTTTTTAAATCACAACAAAGATATTGCTGAATGGCAGTACAATGAAATGCATGAGGCTCACCAGAAAAGAAAGACTGAATTAATGGTGGGAAAGTAATTATTAAATACGGCCTAGAGGTTCGATCTGTCACCCTTAAAAGGAACAGGTCGGGCGATCTGGGAAAATATCTAAGTAAACTAGAGGGAATATTAAATGCTTAAATTAAGCCTAATCGGCAATCTAATTAAAGATGCTGAAAATTCTGAAGTTGGTGCTACACATGTTACCAAATTCACAGTCGCTGTTAATAATAGAAGAAAAAAAGATGAAGCCCCTGCGTTTATAGGATGCAGTCTCTGGGGAAAAAGAGGTAATGGTTTATTGCCATATTTAAGAAAAGGGACAAAAGTTTATATTGATGGTGAATTAAATATCCGTTTAAGCGGTGGCAAAATATACCATGATGTAAACGTTTCTGAATGTGAACTTGTAGGTGGAAGACCATCGCAAGGAACAAACAATTATCAAGCTCCCAGTTCATCTAATGAAAATAATCTTGATGATGAGATACCATTTTAGAAAGGTAATTAAATGTTTGAATTTAAAAAATTAGCTTCTGCAAAGCCAGCTACAAAAATTTCCAACAATAGTTTTGCTAAAATTTATACTGGTGAAAATACGTCAATCAATCCACAGCTATCATGCACAATCAACTTAGAAACTGCCAAAGCCGCCAGAATGGCCGTTGGTGATAGAGTTGCACTGCATCTTGCAAAAGATCAAAAAGGCAATGAATGGCTTCTTGTAGAAACTGACCCAACAGGTGCAAAATTAGTAAGTAATGCAAAAAAACGATCTAATGAAGATAGAACAGGTCAGTATTATAGGGTTACAGTTAAAGTTGGTACAAATGACTGGATTGATGAGCGCTTTCATACAGATGAACAAACAAGATGGGATGATAAGGATGTTCAAACTAAAATTGGAAGCATTGCATTTCCGCTTTCAGAACCCAAGAAAACTTGGTTTTGAAGAAATCAAAGCCAAATATACAAGTGATGAAAGGGCAAGGTCACCTCTTGCCCGTCACATCTTATGATGCTGAAGAAATAGAATTCATGTCAGATGGGTCACTATTTACCTTGAAGCCAGAGAAAAAACGATCACCACCACAACACAAATTGTACTGGCAAATATTAAAAAAAGCCGTTCAGTCTACAAACAAATGGGCTACCAGTGAACACCTACATAATGATCTAAAGATGCTGTGTGGGCATTATAAGGCCACTCTGAACGCTTTTACTGGTGATGTTTATTACACGGCTGATAGCACTGCATATGAAAAAATGACCCAAGACGAATTCAATAAATATTTTGAAACAGCTTTAGAAAAACTTTCAACAGCTTTAGAATTCGACCCAATGGAATTGTTAGAGAACTAATGAAATGTCCGTTATAGAAACAACAATTGTCAGAGAAGCAAAGTTAGAAGACGTTAAATATGTTATTAGTCTGAGCAAAAAAGAAAGCCTTAGTTTAGGGTTCATTCCTAAAATGGCTTATGAAGCGGCTATCACTGGGATTAAAACGGGTAAAAGATGGTCTCCTGTATGCAATGACAAATTATTCATATGTACTGTAAATGATGATCTTGTTGGTTTTTGTTTGGCCAGTTTCGGCAAAAGAAACGCAATATACAGAAAGGGAAAGATAGCACAAATATGCCTTCAGGAAGATGCCAGAAAGCTTGAGAGAGGTAAAATGTTATTAAATAGTGTTGTGAAATGGGGATTATCTATTGGCACAATGTCATTTGATGCTGGTTGTGCTGATGATTTGGAAAGTAATTTTTTCTGGCAATCTATGGGATGGGAAATAGCTGGCACACGAATGGGAATAGGACACAAAAATACTTGGGTTCAAACCAGCAAAAGAAAAATAAACATCTATAATTATGACCCCAACTGGCTTGTAGGTCTAATTGCAAATCAAAATGAAAGGTACACAAAATGACTTTTTACACATTTCTAGTTTTAACATATGTCGTAGCTGGTGTAGAAATTGAGAAGAAAACACTGTATAGTAATGAATACGAGTGTGGAAACGCATTACCAGCCGCATATAAACCATATGAAGATATGGATAGTATGGCTCAATGCATTATGACAGATAAAGTTTCTGGTCTTAGTGTTAAACCTAAAATACGTCCAAAAGGGCTTAAATTATAACGCAATGTCAAATCTAACTGGTAAAGCATCTATTGGACTAAAAAAACCAAAGGCGAAAAAAGATGAAAAATTCCTTAAAGAAATCAGACAAAAAAGATGCTGTATCTGCCAAAAATACGGCGAAGTCCAAAGAAGCCCCACAACGGCGCACCATCCTATTCATGATAGGTTCAGTGGTGCAAAGCGTCCAGACAGCACTGCTATCCCTTTATGTGAAGATCACCACCAAGGCTTATGGGGTAATGACAAAACTAAAATCGCTATTCACAAAGAGCCGATAAAATGGCGTGAAATGTATGGTGCTGATTATTCTTATTGCACATTAAAATAGTTGGCGATTAATGTTAAATTTGTTTCTTGCCAACTAGCCACCTCATAAACAACGTCACAATATTTAGCTATTTCAAAATCATTTCCATAATTAGTTATGCTATCACCAAAAAATATTGTCTCTTGATCAAAGAAATTTTCTAAAATTTGGCTTTTATCTTTACCAACTGGATAAATATCAACCCCAGTATCACCAGCAACAACACAATCAATATCTGGAAAATTTGACGTTACTCTATTTACTATTGCCAATCTTTCTTCACTATAATTATCCCAATCAATATAAATCTTGCGATCTGATGGATTTGTATTTTGACCGCCTACGCTAAAATTAAACATACCATTTCTGAAATCAAAGTGTTTGCCGTTTTTGTGTGGATAACCTGAAATTGCTAAGAAATTTGCGAGTACAGCTATTAAATATGGTGATGGTGTCCATGTGTTCTTTGATATTAGCTTTCCTTCAATCCAATGCTCATTCCCAGCGCAAGAAAAAATACCATCTATATTATTGCATATTTCATCACCTAATTGCCATCTTATTTGATTGTATTTAGCACCTGAAACAACATAGCAATAATTATCATAGCAAAAATGTTTGAATACTTCCGCGAATGATGGGTCAATTTTCGAGCCACTATCAGTCAAAGTCCCATCCATATCAAAAATAAATCTTGGTATCATAATATATTTTTCTCTGGCCTTCCGTCATCCCACTGTATTCTGACTTGTGTGTGTGGTTCAACATCAACATCACAATATCTTTTAAAGCAAGTTAAATGCCAAACAGAAGCATCATCATCCCACACAATTTTATTACACCCATCCAATATGGATTTTGCTAAATTGTCTAAATCATACGTTGGAGGAATTATGCTACCAGCCTGACAAGCTATTACTTTTGCTTTTGAATATGATTTGGGAATTTTAAAATGATGAGACATAATTACGCTTACCCTCTTATCTGTTGGCCTTAATCTAGCCTTGAGCATTGCCACCCACGCCGCTTGACCTACAGACTTTTCATAATCTTTTGTTTTGGAAGCTGTGTAAACATGCCCTGACTTAGTAAATCTTGGTCTAGCCTTGCCAACTGGTGCGCCCATCACCTTAAATTCTAGTGTTTTTAACATTTCCCTGCTCCTTTTTTTAACTTTTTTTAATTATTTGTAAATTAACTGTTTACATTTGTAATCATAAGCTTTACAGATTGTTTATCAAATGAGGGTTCACCTCGCAACCATAGGGAATATAAATTATGAAAATCACAGTAGAACATGCAAATCGTGACCGCCAAACAGGCAATGTTGTTAATTATACACCAGTTGCTGAAGTGAAAATTCCAGTAGAAATATCTGCGTTTGGAACAACTAATGATTGTCTTGAGTATGCATACCGCTGGACAAATAACATTGAGGGTTCTTGGTCTATCAAAAAAACTTCTTTCACTTTGAAAGATGGTAACTCAATTGCAAATGGTGATTATAATAATGAGGTAACTGTTTTGAAGCATAGAGAAGATGGTTTAGGTCAGCGATCTTCAATGATGGGAGATAGATTTATTGCTGATGGTGTATCTTATGATTGCTCACCATTTGGGTTTAAAAAGTCTGTATAATTCAACTGGGGCGAAAGCCCCATTAACTAGCGCTAGGAGGCGCATTCGAATGAAACTGTATACTAATGGAATTGGAAGCTGGGTAGGCACACAAGCAGAAGCTAAAAAAGCTTTTGGCGTTACTACCTCAACTGAAGTACCAACTGATAAGGCGGCTTTGTTGGATTTCCTAAATGAAAAGAAAGTTGGTGGTGCAACTTCTACTACCGATAAGCTCAATGAGCATATACGTGCGGCCGTAACATCGCCTGACACGTCCACAGAATACCCCAGAAAGCCGTTTACTGCGGCTGATGCACCAGTGGGCGATTTAAGGTCTAGGGTCTACCCACACGGCAAGCCTCATCAATTCACGACTATTCGGGAATGTGCTGAGAATGCCAGCCTAACAGATTTGCATCATGCTATTCATATTTACTTGGAACGCATGGATGAGCTTATTCAGGCTGACAAATCATGAGCGCTTACGAGTGCAATGAATGCAAAGATACGGGTGTGGTTTCGTACCCGTATCAGCATTGCCACATGGATGATGAGGTCACAATGCATGAAAAGTGCCGATGCAATACAAACCCACCTGATAAAGAGTTTTGGGAAGCTCAAGGTGTTTGTGATAATCTATCAATCGATGGAACGCCAAAGCAGTTTCATGATTATGTAAATACCCTGCATCCTAAAGTGAAAAAATCAATGTTAGGTATGTATAGTATTAAGTTGTAAACAATTAGTTGACAGTGCTGTGTTTTGCTGTATGATCTACATTATCAAATGCAAAAGGATTATTAAAATGACATACTACCCAGAAAACGATTATGGAAACAAATGGGATAACCCAAGATATGTAGCGGCTGTTGAAGCCAGAATTAAAGCTAATGCTATTATAGGTCGCTCTAAAAAGTTTTTTGCTAATGATGAGCGCGCACAAGAAATCACAGAATTTCTAGCTGGTGCAAAATATGATAAACCAGATAGCTTTCTTGGCAAAATGGAAACAGCTTTAAATGATTATGGTTCTTTAACTGAGAAACAGCGTGATGCAGTTGTGAAAATAATTGATAAAAGGGCGGCTCAACTTGCTGAACGCAAAGGGGCTGATGTTAATTGTGTTCATGTTGGTGTTGTTGGCGAGCGTCAATCTTTTGATCTGACAGTACAGCACGTTGTTGAATTTGATGGGTTTTACGGCACAACATATGTCAATATCTGCCGTGATGAGAATAATAATATTGTTATCTACAAAGGCACAAACTGCTGGGGTAGCAAGGGTACTTTGATCAACTGCATGGCAAAGATCAAAGAACATGGCGAGCGCGATGGTATTAAGCAAACCACAATACAGCGCCCAACTAAAGTATCTGTATTAAATGATGATAGATACGAACCACTAAATGATGGTGTTAGTATTATACGAAACATCAATGTTTAATCAAACGGGGCGAAAGCCCCATCAATCAAATGAAAGGTTATAAAATGCAATTTGAAACAGAAAATGAATTCATAAACTTCTTAGATGGTGCAAAGCACAATATGAGAAAAGATGATTTGGCCACTAGGTTCTTGTACCACTATAGGACAGAACCTGAAGTCTATCAGATGTTTGAGCAGTTCACTCTACAGTTAATATCTAAAAGACCAGATCGCGGTTCACATTGGATGATAGGCAATAGAATGCGCTGGGAAAGTACAATCAATTCATCAACAGAACGCTACAAGATAACCAATGATTTTCTTGGCCTTTATGCGCGATTGTTTATGTCACGCCATCCCCAGCACAATGAATATTTCCAAGTAAAAGAAATGAAAAGGATTATTGGATTATGATACAAAGTAAATGGAAAAAATTGCTCTACATGCAAAAGGCTGAACGTATTGGCCTTATAATGGAACAAATTGTTCAGGGATATACTATGGCTGAAGCGGCCAGAGTATTGGGTATGCATCGTCAGCAATTGTATCACTTCTGCAAAGAAAATGATTTAAAATTTATTAAGCCAGTAAAAGAGGCAACAAAGTGAAAGAGTTGCCTTTGGAATTAAAGGATATTCACAAGAACTTAGTGGATACCTTGAATGAAAAATACACTCAATGGACAAATAAAGACAGTCCGTTGAGTGCAAAAAAACAATACTTTGAAGCGAAAGAACAGCTTATAAAGTGGAAAGAAATACAAACAGGAAAGGGATATAGAATATGAGTATTTCATTAAGTAATGTGGAAATTAGTCTTGATAGCTTTAAGAAGGCGCATGGAAGAAAGCCAACTGAAGCTGAAACCGCCGCGCTTATGCGCTTAAAGGCCAAACAAGAAAAAAGGTATGGTGGTGAGGAAACTCATTCTAAGTTTGATAGAGGGCGTATCTCACAACAAAAAGCAATTGCGGCCAACAAAAGAAAACAAAAAGAGTTGGATTATATTGTTGTTAATAAACAAACCATCACCATAAACAGGCTATTGGTTATGAACTTAAACAACATTCAAATTGCATATGCACTTCACTTATCACTTCCAACAGTAGAAAGAGTTGTTGATAAGTATGATTTACCTAGAGATAAATTAATATTAAAATAAGAAAAATCGTGTGGGGCGCGATGAATTTAAATGTAGCGCATTTGGTAACACATCTATCTAAGTTCTTTTGCCCGAATTAGATTTACGCCCCACCGAAACTAAATATCTGCATAATGTTCTGGACGCAAGCCCGCCATTGCTGTCAACCTATTTAATTCATTTTTTCCTTTATTAGTTAATATTGGCTCTGATTTTTCCTGAATTAAAAAATCATT